CGCTTCGCTTTCCGTCGCCGCCCTTCACCGCCACCACGCGGTTCTGCGGCTTCGTGCGCACCCACGAGTAGACGCGCTGGGTCGCGTAGCCGGAGTCGACGGCGAGCATCATCACCGGGAGCTCGGCGCCGTCGGGACGTTGGAACGTGCGGTCGAGGAGCGCGTTCATCTTCGACCACTCAGCCTCGTTGTTCGGGTCGCCGAGGATGAAGCCCGAGTCCAAGCTCCACGACTCCTTCTCGTGACCCCAGCCAACCACCTCGAAGTACCAGCGGTCGCGCTGCACGTCGACGCCGACGGTGATGAACTGCACGCCGGCGGGCGCGGTGCCGATCGAGTACCTCTCGCGGCGCGCGAAGAGCAGCTCGTACTCGGGCGCGTCGCCACGCTCTTCCCAGGTCTCGCCGAGCACGGTGTTCGTGAAGACGCGGAGTTCCTCCGGCTTCCGGCTCGCCTCGACGAACTCCTCTGCCAGCTGGCCCCAGGTGTCCTGAGCGTTGAGCGAGTAGGCGGCCCAGATGTGAAACGACGCCCTGCCCTTGAACGGCCTGCTCGCGCGCCATTCGCAGCGCTCGATCATCTGCCGCTTGTGCTGGTGCTCGATCACGCAACCGTTCGCGCTGCAGACGAAGTGGGCCGTCTCGCGCGGGTTCTCGGGGTCGAAGAACATCCAGTGCCCGCCCGACTCGCGCCGGGTCCACACGAGGAAGTCCAAGTGGCCGCACTGCGGGCACGGGAGGTAGCAGCGCCGCTGATCGCCCGACTCGAAGAGCGCCTCGATCCGGCTTGAGCCCTTCACCAGGGGCGTGCTCCCGGCGAGCGCCTTGCGGTCGTGGAAGGCGGCGCCGCGCTTGATCGCCAGCTTCACCGGGTCACCGTCTTTACCCACCGACACCTCGAAGGCGTCGACCTCGTCCATGAGGATCCGCTTGCGGCTGATGCGGCGAAGACCGCGCGCGCTGACCGCGCCGACGAGCGAGACGATCGCGCCGCCGGCGAAGCGCATGTGCACCATGGTGTTCGACTTCTTCTTGTCCTCCTCGACCTCCTTCTGAAACGCGATGGGCTCGAGGGCCGGGCAGTCCTCAAACATCGGATCCAGCTCTTCCTTCGAATAGTCCTTCGCGTCGCTGATCGTCGGCTGCACGATCAACACGGAGGCCGGGTCCTGGTGGATCGAGAACCCGACGTAGGAGTTCAGGATCTTCGTCCAGCCAACGCGCGCCGATTTCATCACGTAGACCTCGGCCACGGCCGGGTCGGTGATCGCGTCCATGATGCCGCGCTGGTACCCGATCGTCTTCCAGCGCCCCACGTGGGCCGAGCTGATGGCCGACAGGTAGTAGTGCTGGTCAGCCCACTGCGAGAGCGTCAGCCGCGGCGGTGGCTTCCAGGCTCGATGCGCTCGAGCCACGATGTCCTCGATGCGCGCGAGGCCTTCGTCACTTGGGGGCGGGGCCGGATCCATCGTTCGGGGGCAGGTCCGCCGGCACGCCCGGCATGGGCTGCGCCTGGCCGGCGCCTGACATCTTGCGGGCGTCGCCGTCGATGATGACGCCCAGCTCGTCGAGTCGCTTGAAGGCCTCGGAGTAGGCGCGCCAGTGACGGTCCGGGTTCCCGCCCTGCTCGCGCACCATGTCGTCGGGGCTCGAGATGCCGGCGCGGACCGACTTGGTGGCGGCGGCGACTTCCCGCTCGGGGTCGATCATCTGCAGTGGCGGGTGCGTCCACTCGGCGCCCATCGGCTCGGCGAGCATTCCGGCCCACATCGCGGCCTCGACGAACCACGCCCACGCCGGCCGGAAGAAGAGCGGCTCGAGCATGGCGTTCTGCCAGGCGCGAACGTTCGCAGCGTGCACGATGCGCCCCATGCGTGCCGAGCTGAAGTTCACCTGGCTGTAGTCACCGACCAGGTCCTCGTACGTCAGCCCGAGGCCCGCGGCCACGCGACGCAGGTTCCGCGTGGCGAACTCGCCGGGCACCGCGCCGGGCGGCGAGGGGAACTGCACCTCCTTGCCAACCGGCAGGTTGAGGATCGCGCCGGGCTCGATGTTCTCGGCCACGTCACCGTTCGCGTAGGTGATCTCATTCGCCGCACCGGTGATGGGGTCGACCGAGCCCTGCGGGTCGGTGACGAACGCGGCGAAGCTGGCAGCGACGGCCTGGCGCTGGAGCTCGCCATCCTCGAACGAGTCGAGGTCCTTCAGCGTGGCGATGACCGGAGCGAACCACGAGACGAAGCGCACCTGGCCGGGGCGCTCTCCGCGGCCGACATGGAGCACCTCCTCCGCCCGCACGCGCTTGCTCACCGCGGTGGCGCGGTCGGAGCCCGGGTGCGTGTCGAAGAGCCAGTACGCGACCCGCTGGCCGATGCCGTCGAACTCGACGCCCTGAATGATGGGGCCGTTCTTCCCGACCCCGTCCTTGCTGGTATCGAGGTGATCGATCTCGAGGAGCTGCAGCTGAAGCGGCACCGTGAGGCCATCGGACATGCGGCGCCAGCGCCGGCGCACCAGCACCTCGCCGTCCACCACGACCGCGCGGACGAGCGCCTGCGTGAGCCCTGCGAAGTTCAGCGACTGGTCGGCGTCGCAGTCGGCATCGGCCCAGGCGGCCCAGAGCTCGGAGGCTGCCTCGGCGAGCGAGCTGTGAGCCGGTCGCGGCTGCGACCCCCAGCCCACCACGTTGTGAACGATGACGTCGGCCGCCCGGCGCGCCCAGGCGTTGTTCCGCTGCAGGTCACGCGCGTGCACTCTGAGCGCCTCGCCCGCCTTGCGGATCATCACGTTGGCGTCGCCACGCGAGCGGCGCCACCCGTCAGTGCGGCGGCCCTGGCTGGCGGCGTCGTAGTTCCGCCGCGCGAGGGCGCGCAACGTGCGCTTCGGCGCGAACAGCAGAGCGAGGCGCTCCCCGAGAGTCAGCGTGCGCTGGCGCATCAGAAGCCCTTCCGCAGAGAGGCGTACCGCACGGCCGGGCGCTGGCCGGCGCCGAGCTCGGCCCGGATGAAGGCGCGGGCCTTCAGCATCGAGTCGATCGACTGGTACGTCACGGTGCGAGCCGGCGGGCCGGAGTAGCTCACCGTCAGCACCCCCGACGCGATGGCGCGCTCGAGCGTCGCCAGATCCTCAGCGTTCCACGTCGTCTCACCAGCCATGCTGGAGTCTTCTCACGCGCCGTTCACACGGTGCCACGCGCCCTGAGTTGCACCGTGTGAAAGCTCTCCGGCACCGTCCGCGCATGTCGAAGAGGACGAGCCAGGGACTGACGCTTCGCGCGGCCATCGTGCCGGCCACTCTTGACGAGGCGCGCCGCACGGTCGATCTCACCTGGACCGCCGGGGCCTCGGTGCTCCGCTCGAACCGGTGGGGCGAGAAGTTCTTCGAGAAGCTCTCGCTCGAGCCGGGCCACGTGAAGATGGACCGACTCATGAGCGGCCGTGCGCCGCTGCTCGCCGATCACGAAGGCGACCTCGAGAACGTCATCGGCGTGGTCGAGTCCGCGAAGATCGAGAACAGCGTGGGCGTGTGCACGGTGCGCTTCGCAAAGGCGGAGGATGACCCCTTCGCCGATCAGGTCTTCCGCAAGGTGAAGGACGGCATCATCGCCAACGTGTCGGTCGGCTACCGGCCCGGCGCCGTCCAGCAGCTCGTGGAGAGCGATGCGTCGGCGACCCCGACGCTGCTCGTCACCGACTGGGAGCCGTTCGAGATCAGCATGGTCTCGATGGGCGAAGACCCGGCGGGCGCGGTCCGTGGGCTGGGCGACGCCGACCTCACGGCCTTCTGGCCGAAACTCACTCGCAGCATTTCGCAGGACAAGGAGCCGAACATGTTGACCCCGGAGCAGGTGAAGGCGCAGGCAGAGGAGCTGGCGAAGCGTGAGGCGGCGATCAAGGCGCGCGAGCTCGAGCTGGCCGAAGAGAAGCGCAAGGCCGACATCACCGAGCTCGTGAAGCGCTCGGCGGCGCGCGACGGGTTCAACGCCGGCATCGCCGACGAGCTGATCAAGAAGGGCGCGACCGTCGACCAGGCGCGCGCGGCGGTCATCGATGAGTTCGTGCGCCTCGATCAGGCGACCGCGATCAGCAACAAGCACAGCGGCATCACCGGGGGTGAGACCGATGACGAGAAGTTCGCGCGCGGCGTCACCACCGCACTGCTCGTCCGCGCCGAGGGTGGCACCCTCGTGGTGCGCGCGCGCGACGCCAAGGTGAAGGGCTTCGAGAAGATCGAGATCGAGTCGAACGAGTTCCGCGGTCTGACCCTCGTCGACATCGCGCGCCGCAGCCTCGAGCGCCGCGGCATCAAGACCTCCGGCCTCTCGCGCAAGGAGCTCGTGGGCCTCGCCTTCACCACCCGCGGCGCCGGTTACCAGGGCAGCTCGGACTTCCCCGTGCTGCTCGAGAACACCATGAACAAGGTGCTGCTCGCGGCGTACGAGACGCAGACCGACACCTGGAGCCGGTTCTGCAAGGTCATGATGGTGCCGGACTTCAAGGCCTCGCCGCAGTACCGGACGGGCTCGCTCTCCACGCTCGACAAGAAGAACGAGCACGGGGAGTTCATCAACAAGAGCATCCCCGACGGCCAGAAGATCTCCATCAGCACGGAGTCGAAGGGCAACATCATCGCGATCACCCGCGAGGCGATCATCAACGACGACATGAACGCGCTCACCGGGCTCGCGAGCATGCTCGGCCGCGCGGCCCGCCTCTCGGTCGAGAAGGAGGTCTACTCGCTGCTCAACGCGAACAACGGCCTCGGCCCGACGATGAGCGACACGAACCCGTTCTTCCACTCGAGCCGCGCGAACGTGAACGCGACCGGCGCGGGCCTCTCGGCCGCCGCGCTCGACGCGGACGCGGTGGTGATGGCGGCCCAGAAGGACATCGGCAACAACGAGATCCTCGACCTGCAGCCGCAGATCCTGCTCGTGCACCGCGGCCAGCTCGCCCAGGCGACGATCATCAACAAGAACGCGACGAACCCGGACGGCGGCGCCGGCAAGAGCCAGGTGGCCAACCCGGTCCAGGGCATGTTCCAGGACATCGTCGGCACGCACCAGCTCACCAGCAACACGCGTCGCTACCTCTTCGCCAACCCGCAGGTCATCCCCGCGTTCGTCGTGGCGTTCCTCGAGGACCAGGGCCAGTCGCCGGTCATCGAGACCCGCGACGGCTGGCGCGTCGACGGCTCCGAGATGCGCGTGAGCTTCGACTTCCGCGCGCAGGCGTTCGACCCCAAGGGCGCGGTCACGAACGCCGGCCAGTAACCGACCTACGAGCCAGGGCGGCAGCCACGCCAATGCCCAACGCGATGACCGAGCGTGAGCTGCTCGGCGTCAACGCTTCTCACCCCTTTCGCAGTTCTCGCTGTTCACGCCTCACAAGGAGTTTCCGCATGGCTTCCAACTTCGTTCAGCCGGGTGACGTGCTCGAGCTCACCGCGCCGGTCGGCGGCGTGGTCGCGGGCAAGGGGTACCTCATCGGCTCGATCTTCGTCGTCGCCCAGGACACCAAGTCCGCGGGCGAGACCTTCCGCGGCGCGCGCAAGGGCGTCTTCGACCTCGCCAAGACCAACGCGGTCGCGTTCACGGAGGGTGCGAAGGTGTCCTTCGACACCGCCACCCTCGCCACCCTCGCGCCCGCCGGCGGCAAGGTGCCCGTGGGCTCCGCCGTCAAGGCCGCCGCCGGTGGTGACGCCACGGTGCGCGTCGCCCTCGACGGCATCGCCACCGCCGCGGCGTAAGTACGATGCGCTTCGCGGACCTGCTCCAGAGCGTAGATGCGAAGGTGCACGAGCGCCTCGGCGACTCGTGCGTCTATGTGCCCTCGAGCGGTCCCGAAGTCGCCCTGCCCTGCGTCTTCGACGCCGCCTACGTACTGGCGGAGCCGCGGGGACCGGGCGTGTCGAGCTCGGCACCGGCGGTCTTCGTCCGCGCGGAGGACCTGCCGATGGGCTGGGAGCCTGACGCCACCGCGAAGGTGCGGCGCGCGGCCGTCACCTACTCGATCTTCGAAGCGAAGCCGGATGGCCTGGGGGGCGTGCTGCTTCTGCTGCACGTGGCGAGCTGATGCACGAGCGCCGCCTCATCCGAGACGCCGTCGTCGCCGCGCTCAAGGGCAAGACGCTCGCGGGCGACCGCGTGTTCAAGCGCCGCAGCAAGCCCTTCCGCGCTACCGAGCTGCCCGCGGTGAACGTCTACTTCACCGAGGAGACCATCAAGGAGGGCAGCAACCGCTCGGCGCCCCGGCGCCTCGAGCGCGACCTGATGATCAACGTCGACTACTTCACCGGACAGCTCGACGAAGAGGCGCTCGACGACGAGTTCGACGGCGAGGCGCTGAAGGCCGAGCAAGTGATGGACGACCCCGCCACCCTCTCGGCGCTGTCGAGCGTGCTCATTCGCGACTGCATGCTCTCGAGCACGGAGGCGGGCACGACCATGAGCGGCAACATGCCGCTGGGCGTCGTTCACCTCGAATACGTGATCACCTACCGCACCGGCATCCGCTCGCCGGCGCCCACCGACCAGTTCGACGAGCTCCAGCTCACGGCGCAGATCGGGACGCAGGAGCACACGAACCTCGTCACCGGCATCAACCAGGAGGACCCCTGACCATGTTCGTGAAGCCGAAGCCGGGCGTGCTCGTGCGCGACCCCGTCAGCAAGCAGCTCCTCCCCGAGCAGGGCCGCAACGTCCAGGAGTCGGGCTTCTGGTTGCGGCGCATCGCTGAGGGCTCGGTCGAGCTCGTGAAGCCGCAGACCACCACCACCCCCGAGCTGCTCGATCAGACCGCGACGCAGAAGGACACCGCCGAATGAACTTCGATCAGATCCCGAACCGCCGCATCCCGTTCGTCTCCATCGAGCTCGACAACTCGCAGGCCCAGGGCCAGGGCGCCGCGCTGCTGAAGTACAGCGCGCTGATCATCGCCCAGAAGTTGGCGGCCGGGCCCGCGGCGGCCAACGCGGTCTACCGCGTGACGAACGCGGAGCAGGTCGCAGCTCTCGCCGGCACGAACTCGATGGCGCACCACGCCGCCCAGGCCTGGTTCAGCATCAACAAGACCACGCCCCTGTGGGTCGGCCTCGTCGAAGACGACGCCGCCGGCGCCCAGGCGACCGCGACTCTCACGTTCACCGGCCCGGCGACCGCCGCCGGCGTCGTGAGCGTCTACATCGGCGGCCGAGTCGTGCGCGTTGCCGTCGCGGCGGCCGACACCGCCACCACGATCGCCGCAGCCGTCGCGGCGGCCATCAACGCCGCGGGCCTGATCGTCACCGCCGCGGCGGCGCTCGGCGTCGTCACGCTCACGTTCCGCCACAAAGGCCTCACGGGCAACGACCTCGACCTCCGTCTGAACTACTTCGACGGGGAGGCGCTGCCCGCCGGCGTCGGCGCGACGCCCACCGCCTTCACGGGCGGCACCACGGCCCCGTCCCTCGCCACGCTCTTCGCCAACATCGAGGAGCAGCGGTTCCACATCGTTGCGCACCCGTACAACGACTCGCTGACGATGCAGGTCATCAACGCGGAACTCCTCCGCCGCTGGGGGCCGACCGTCCAGAAGGCGGGGCAGGCCATCACGGTCAAGCCGGGCAGCTTCGCGACGGTCTCCACGTGGGGCGAGACCTCGGCGCTCAACGCGCCGACGACGACGGCATTCCCGTCGGACGGCTCGCCGACGCCGCCCTGGGAAGACGCGGCCGCCACCGCCGGCGTCATCGCCTTCCACGGCGAGCTCGACCCGGCGCGGCCGTTCCAGACGCTGCAGGTGCCCTGGGTGAAGCCCGGCAAGCCCACCGTGCGGTTCACCCCGGACGAGCGCGACCTCCTCCTCTACAGCGGCGTGGCCACCCGCCTCGTGGGCTCGTCGGACCTCGTCCAGATCGAGCGGGCGATCACGATGTACCGGAAGAACGCAAGCGGCGGTGATGACGCCTCGTACCTCGACCTCAACACCCGGCTCTCGCTGATGTACGCCATCAACGACCTGCTCACGGTGATTCCGCAGAAGTACCCGCGGCACAAGCTGGGCAACGACGGCGTGGCGTACCCGCCGGGTGAGCCTGTGGTGACGCCCACCACCATCGCCGGCGAGGCGCTGGCCTGGTTCGACCGCATGGCCTCGAGCTCGCCCGTCGTGTTCGACCCGTCGACCCGCGAGCAGTTCAAGCGCGAGCTGATCTCCGAGCGGAACGGGGTCAACCGGGTGGACCTGTACGTGCCCCCCGACCTCATCAACCAGCTGCTGCAAACCGCCGTGAAGCTCGGCTTCCGGCTCTGAGGTGAACCATGGCGAATGACAGCGTTGGGCTCGAGTCGCTGCAGGTCAACGGCACCGTCTACGACGTGGTCGGTTCCTGCACGTACCAGATCGGTGGGCCGCAGACCGGGCGCCGCAAGGAGCCGAAGGTGCTCCAGGGCGGCCGCGTCGTGCACACCGTCACGTGGCGCGAGCCGTACATCGAGGTGGAGCTGTCCGACTCGGGGCAGCTCGACACCGAGAAGCTCGCCGCGCTGGCGGACGCGCTGGTGATCGCGCGCCTGGTCAACGGCAAGTCGGTGGTGCTCAAGGAGGCCCACGTCACGGGCGACCTCGCGACGAATGCCGCCGAGGGCACCCTCACCGCGCACTTCACGGGCCAGTCCTGCGAAGAGGTCCGGGCGTCGTGAGCGACCTCGTCACGATGAAGCTCCGCCGTCCCGTCACCCTCAAGAAGGGCGGCGAGCCGGTGACGGAGCTCGAGCTCAAGCCCGAGGGCCGCGCGCTCCGCGGGGTGCTGCTCAGCCTCGGCTTCAAGAGCGAGAACCTCGAGAAGATGTACCAGCGGCACTCCGTCGGCTCGCTGGCGTGCGCCGGCCTCCGCATGGCCGGCGTCCCGGGCGATCGGGTGAAGCTCGTCTGCAACGAGCTGCACCCCAGCGACGCGTTCACGCTCTTCACTCTCGTTCGGGACCTGCTGATGGTGTCCCTCGACGACGCGGTGACGGCCGACGAGAAGGCGGGCACCGTGACGGTGCGCCTGCGCCGCCCGGTGCAGTTCGGCAAGACGCTCGAGCCGGTGGAGTCCATCACCATGGAGCCCACCGGAGGCGCGCTCCGCGACCTCGACATGCTCGTCTCGCAGGAGGGTGAGCTGGCGATGATGAACGCCGACATCACCGAGCTCGCGAAGGTGGGTGTGCGGCTGGGCAAGGTTCCCGGCGACATGGCCATCGTCGACCTGATGCACCCCGGGGACGTGAAGGAGCTCGCGGAGGTGGTCCTCGGTTTTATTCAAGGCGGCCCGCAGGCTGGGAGCGACACGTCGGCGTCGTAGCCGCCGCCTTCTCCTTCTCGGCGGCCGAAGTGCTGGCGATGACGTTCCGCGAGTTGTCGTGGTGGGAGAAGCGGGCTGCCGAGCTCGTGGAGCTGCGCAAGAAGGGAGGCATGGAGGATGGCTAAGGTCCCGGTCGAGATCATCGTGAAGGCGCTCGACAAGACGGCGCCGGCGCTGGCTTCCATGGCCAAGCGCATGACGGTGCTCAAGGGGACCGTCGCCAAGCTGAATCCCTTCTCGGGTCTCACCAAGGCCATCGGTGACTCGGCCTTCGGCCAGGCGGCGCGGCGTTTCGGTCGCGCCCTCGGCACGAAGGCGATCGAGGGGGGGCTCTCTCGCGTCCAGGACAAGTTCAAGAAGCTGGGCGCCGCCCTGCCCGGCCTCGGCCTCAAGCTGCTCGGGGTCGGCACCGCCGCGGGGGCGATCGGCTGGAAGCTCGTTTCGGGAGCCACTGAGTCCGGCGCGGCGCTCGACAAGATGTCGAAGCTCGCCGGCGTGAGCGCGAACTACTTCGCGTCGACGCAGTTCGCCGCGGAGCAGGCGGGCGTTCCCGCCGAGGTCTTCGCGAAGTCGATGCAGAAGATGTCGAAGCAGATGGGCGAGATGACCGTGGGCAAGGGCGGGCCCCTGCTCGCCTTCCTCAATGAGGTGTCGCCCGCGTTCGCCAAGCAGTTCAAGGGCGCGAAGACGACCGAGGAGGCGATGACGCTCCTGGGCGAGGCCTTCGCGAAGATCGAAGACCCCCAGCGCCGCAACATCCTCGCCGCCAAGCTCTGGGGTGACGAGGCGCTGGCGATGGGCGAGTTCATGCACAAGGGCAACGTGTCGGCCCAGGAGTACCGCGACACGTTCATGCGGCTCGCAGGCGACCAGAACGAGCTCGCGAAGAACTCCGCAGCGTACCAGCGCGCCATCGGCCAGACCTCACTCGCCTTCACCGGCCTGCGCGACGCCGCCATCACGCCCCTGATCCCGGCGCTCACGACGCTCGCTACCGCGGTGGCCGATTTCGTTTCGAAGAACCGCGAGGGCATCGCGGCCTGGGCCGAGAAGGCAGCGGCCGCGTTCCAGCAATGGGTGGACTCGGGCGGCATCGAGCGCCTGGCGGAGGGCATCAAGGATATTGCCGGCGCGGCCGCGCGGCTCGCCGACAAGCTCGGCCCGGTCGGCACCGCCATCGCGGGTGTCGCAGTGCTCTCGCCCGGCACCACCATCGCCCTCGGCCAACTCGGGGTCAGCATCATCCGCCTGGGCGTGACGATTCTTCCGACGCTGATCTCAGGCCTGTGGGCTGCCGGCTCGGCCATCGTCGGCGTCGCATCGACAGCGATCCCCGCGATCATCACCGCGCTCGGCGGATTCGCGGAGGCTGCGGTGGCCGCCGCCTTCCCGCTCTTGCCGTTCATCGCCGCCGGCGGAGCCTTGGCCTTCCTCGGAAAGACCATCTACGACAACTGGGACGAGCTCGCGTTCATCTTCCGGGACTGGGGGAACAGCATCCGCTGGGCGATCCTCGATGCGTGGCCCAAGGTCCGGCCTGTGCTCGAGAAGATGGCGTCGCTGCTCGGCCCCATCATGGGGGGCGGCTTCAAGGCCGCGCTCAGCGTCGGCGACGCCGTCACCCAGCAGCTCACGCCCCAGGCGGCCGCCGCAGCTGCTCCGAGCACCAGCCAGACCGAGACGCGCGT